TCATTGTAATAACATCATCAGGTTGACGTCATGATAATACGTTATAATACAGACATGAAGACGTTTACTCAGATGAAGTCAGAAGTAGCTCAGCTGTGCGGCTTAGACGACAGTTCAGATGAGCTAGTCAAGATAGCTAAAGATATCTGTTCGGGGGCTCAGCTCGTCAATTCTCTGGCTAGACGATATCCTGTAACTAAGACTAAAACGACCGATCTAATTACTAAGCAAACAGCATATCAGCTCAGTGATGACGTTTTAAGAATAACTGCTGTGACTTGTAGAGACAGTGAACTGATTGAAATTAAGAGTACTAGCGAATATCTAGCTGTTAAGCATAACTGGCTAACTTTAGCCTCACAACCAACATACTATTTTGTCAAGACACCACGTCAGATTGAGTTATTGCCACCGAGCGCAGTCAACGTCACTGATGGCTTAAAAGTCATTTATGAAGCTAAGGCGACAAGGCTACATATCGACGATTATTCTGTCAAAGTCAAGCTAGAGACTAACAGCGATGCGGTTGAAGCTGTGGGTGGCGACAAGTTCAGATCTGACGTAGTTGATGACTGTTATATGATATTTTCAGATGAACGAGCGATTAAAATAGATAGACGGCTTGACGATACCCACCTATTATTGCAGAACTACTATGAAGGCGATAGTTCAGATAATACTACTGTTACAATCGGTCAGAGCGTCGATATTCCTGAAGAGTATCATGACGCTATCGTTTATTATGCTTGTCAACAGTTTTATCTGATGCGCAAAGACTTGCAGACGGCAGGCTACTATAAGCAACTGTATGACGAGCTGGTGGAGCGATACAGAACAACATATGGCTTGAAGACGTCAGATGGCGTTATCAATCCATATCCTCGATTGCCCGTCCATGACCCACGAGTGTCACCTTGGAGGCTAAATGGCTAGCCGATACGATAGTACAGATTTAGTTATCTGTCAGACGTCGTTTTATGGCGGACAGGGTTCGGATAGGAGGGTTGGCATTAAGAATGCTTACGCCGATAGTGAGTGCCTAGACGCTAGATTAGAGCCTAGTGCCATGAGCGTGCTAGCTGAGGCTAATATCATTCGCGAAACTACTGAACTGGGTCTAGTTACGGGCATGACACAATCAGCTGATGGCATGAAATGGATGGTAACTGACCACGGCAAGCTGATTAAAGTAGACAGAGCCAATATCGCAACAGTCAAGGCTAATGTTTGGACAGACAGCGTCAGTAGAGCTGACATAGCCTATCAAAACATGAACGATACGCTGTATATCACCGCTAACAACAGGCTGTACAGTTTTGACGTCGTTACTGGTGATAATCTTTCAAGCAGAGTAGTGGTTCATAGCTTGAACTACAGCACATCCAATACGGTGGCTCAGCTACTAGTTAGAAGTCCAGCCGGCTATCTTACGGGCAATGGTGTAGATAGGTGGTCGTTCAAGAGTGGTGGGACTGGCACTACAGTAGTCAAAACAGCTTTATCTGAAAATGACGATGACAAGTGTGTCTTTATCCCAGATATCTCACCAATGGCTAAGATAGCGGTCAGAGTTAGGTCTCATCCAGTGACTGGTGGGATGTCGCTGATTTTACATAATAACGCTGACAAAGAGATAGCCAGAGCTAAGGCGTCTGTTAGCGATATTCAAGCAGATGGCACTATCAACTTCACCTTCGCTAAACCGATCGAAATTGTGACTTATAGAACAGGTGGCGCTGAATATCATATCCACCTGATAGCTGATACTAATGATTGGACAGTCGATACGTACGAGAGCGGCAAGATGTACGGCTTGCACTTCAGATATTACGCTAATGCACTGAATATCACCAGTAGTGGCTATCATCCGATAATGGCTTACAAGGACGGCACGTTGCTGATTGGTAACGGTCGATATCTCATGCAATGGTTACCAACAGGGGCAGAAGATGAGACGCCAGAGGTGATGCAGTCTAACCGAGTCAGTGCTGTCGATGGTATGGAGATAACCAGCTTGACGAGTTCAGATGAGTATATCGTGATGGGCTGTGAAAGGGTCGGCAAGGGTCAATCTAGGGACTTTCAGCAAGGTAGCTTATGCTTTTGGGATTGTGTGGCTGACAACGTCAACTTTAGGGTAGATTTAGAAGAGGGCGCACCTCAGAGTTTATATTCTCATCAGAATATCATCTACATGGTGATAGACAACGGCTTGTATGCTTATACAGGTTCAAAGGCTATCGCTAAGATACGGACGCTCACTAGTGACTTGGGTGAGTTTTCGGGTGTAGATAATCAGACGGTCGTCTATGACCACGCCATGACCGTGCGTAAAGGGATATTGCTGCTGGCGTATCCTGGCAAGACTACTCTTAAAACTAGGGCTGGCGTTTGCAGTTATGGCTCGTTAGACAAGAACTACCCGAACAGCTACTACTACTCATATGCTTTGCCAGGATTGCCCGACAACTGTAATACAGATAAGTATAGCTTTGAGGTCGGCGGTATTTGGAACTTTGGCGAAAACCTCTACATCTCTAATCGAGTTCACGACAACGTCAACAACTCTGACACCTGGTATATAACCGTAGTCAATAACTCATCAAAGCCTGCTAAGAAGTTTAAGTACGAGAGCTTGGAATATGACGGTAGCTATCCTTGGAAAGCTAAAGAGCTACTCAGGATGGTGGCTACCTTTGACCCGTTGCCTCAAGGCTGTACTATCAGGCTGAAATACAAGATAAACGGCGATAAGTGGGTATTTAGTGAGGGTAAAGCTAAGGCTGGCAGTACGGAGCTATATTTTGAAGTGAACAAGCGATTTAAGGTGCTACAATTTGGCTTAGAGGGCGTAAATGACGGTGCTACCAAGCCCGCCAGAATAACCTCAATCGGTATTAATATAAGGAGCTTGCCCGAAGAAGGCAAGATGCATAAATAATGGCAGAACCTGTATACAATCAGAACACTAACGATTTAGTCACCAGCTATTCTCAGACTAAACCAACCGAGCTTAAAGCTACCTTTGAGGAGATTGGTAATGTCAGCGAACTGGATATTGCTCAGCAGACCCAGATAGCACCACGCCAGACTAGAACAGGCGTCACTAGAGGTACTCAGACGGTACAAGGTCTCTACCAGGTCAAAGACAACAAGGGTAGGGTAGTGGTACTGATGGGCTACTCACCAGGAGCTTTCTAGTGCCTATCCATGAACCAAAGCAGATGCCGTCAACTATGCGACCGAGGCAGGATTACGGTATTAAGATTGCAAAGAAAGGTTATGACGCCAGAACAGCTTCAGATGTGAACTTACTGTATTGTTCATCTTTTCCTTGCTTGCAATGGATAACAACTATCGACCAAAATAGCCCTTGGCAGGTATTACAAGATGGTGCTACTACTGAATATGATATACGTAATGGTGGGATGAGAATTGTCTATAAGTACAGGGCTAAGCTGTTGCATAATCTAGGCTATCCACCGATGCTGATTGAGACCGATAAACCAGCCTCATTTACCGAGCCATACAGAGGCTTCTGGTGGGATGAGAGCTGGATATATCAAGAGATTACCGCTTACGACTTAAACATATATAACGAGCATAAAGCTGAGACACTCAAAGATAGAGCCTTGCTTGTAGCAGTAGATATCAGCCATGACATTGAATACCCCTATTTTGACACGCCAGACAGCACTGATTGGGGCGAGACGTACGATTATGGCTTAAAACATATCCTCAGCGATAATCCTAAAGAGACAGACCCGAATAGGCTAGGCTTGAATGCTATGGTGCAGAGCCAGCTAGTGCTAGCAGTCAAGGTGGCTACCTTTGATAAGAAAGAGAGTAGCTTCTATCCACTGCCTGGCGGGATGGATTATAACCAAGTCTCAGCTTACTCTTTTATCCAGAATAGCCAAGGTTTATGGCACAACAGTGACGTGTCTTATCAAGATGCTGGGGGCTATCGAGCGTATACCTTAAATGGGGCTAAAGGGTTTAATATCAATGGTCATCTTGTCTATCCCAAGAGTAGTCTAGTAGTGGTTAGACAGCCGATGGTGGCTAGTGAGGTAACTAGACTGGTGGTCAATCCATGAGGTGGCTCAGATTAGGTGGTGCAGACGATACTCAATCGATAGATAGTAACGTCATTGTTCAGCACGGCTGGACTGTGGATGGTGTTTTCAGAGTTAAAGACCGTTATCCAGGCAATGGCTGGCTGTGTGGTAGTAGAGCAACTTATACAACACCAGACCAGTTTGGTTGTGAAATTATGAACAACAAGTTTTACATGTATTACGGCAGCAAGAGAGTAATGCTAGATTACCCCGATATGTTCGATATCCCTTATGATAGTAGCCCGATTTATCGTTTACACATTGAACCTAGCTATGGCTCAATCAATGGACGGCGAGTAGAACTCAATAGTGTGATTATCAATCCTAGTCGGTCAGTCTTTATCGGCTCAGTTAATACTGGCGGTGAGGTTGAAAAGCGAGCACCACTGATGGACGTGGGCGAGCTTATCTTACGAGACGAGACTGGTGCTGAACGGTTGCACGTTATACCAGTTAAGAAAGGTAGTACTGAATACAGCACCACACCCGCCCCAAGCGACTGTCTCTTTGACTTAGTGAGTAAAACCTACAAGGTGAAATACCAAGGCAAAGGTATGCCCTACTATGAGGACGATGCCGAGGGCTCAGCTGAGCTACCGCCTAAAGATGGCGGTATCGTGCCGAGGTCAGATTATGGCTTAAAGGTGCTATCACCCTATGATGATAACGTCGTCTATCTGAACAGTGCCTACAAGCTGATTGGGACGGATATCTCACGTAAAACACCTCAGATAAAGACCTATAAGTTCACTGTACTAGGTGACGCCCCAGAGCCACCAGTCTACCCTAATCCATTTACCTGGGATAACGTCTTCAGGTCAGGTCACGGTATGCAGAAGAAACATATCCACACCATTAAGACCGGTATACCTAAAGGACAGCTTAGGATAATCAACCTAGCTCATAGCGAGATTGGCAACAGTAACCTCAGGTCAACCATTCATGAGGCTTGGTGGCAATATGACGGCGATGGCAACTTTGACGTCTATTTTCCAGCTAACAGCACTAACTCTATCTTTGCCTACTCTAACTTCAATATTACAGAAAACGTGATATCTGCTGGTGCTACTAATGAATTATTTGTCTGGGCTTTTTCACCGAGTGGTAATTATCCGACTAGGGGCTATATCAACGGCTCACAACCGACCATGCAGATGAGCACTGATCCGAGTGTCCATTGTGGTTTTTCTATCGAGCCGAGAGACAATGGCGATATCGATGTCTACTCTACCGTGGCGTGGGCTTGGGGTAACAGGTCGGCTGGTGGTCAATTCTGGTTTACCTCACAATGGTGGAGCTGGTGGTGGCTAACTGGGATTACTTTTGATATCACCACGCTAATCACCCCTTACCATTTATAATAAGAACATGGATTGGCAAAGACGGCTACAAGAAGCTCAACAATATGTAGACCAGACTTATGGTGCATACGGTGCCGCTCAAGAGCAGACCAAGCAGGCTAAGCAAGCTTACGATATTGCCTTTGACCAACGCCCCGATTACCAGACAATATATGACCAGTACAAGCGTCAGTCAGAGGAAGATTTAGACGTATCGGGCGTCAAAACTACTCTAGATAAGTCTAAAGAGGCTTTGGCGGTAGTTAAAGACCAGCTCGATAGGCTCAGCACTACTATCGTTCAGCGTTTTGGTGGCAACCTCACCGAAGAAGAGCTAGAGAGGGTCAAAGAGCCTCAAGAAGAAGCCCTCACCAGCCGATTTAAGCAGTATGAGGCTAGCTATCAGACCAAGTTCAATGATTATCATTCTAGGGTCGAGAAAGCTTTCAATCAGGCGTTAGGGCTGACTAATAAACAAAGCGATAGTTACTGGTCAGGTATCAAGAGGCGGGCTGATGACTGGAATACAGCAGTCAAGAACGAGGAGCAGTGGTCGAATATGGCTACTCAGGCGAGATATCAGCAACAGTCAGTTCAGAGTGCCTATGATTGGTGGAACATCAAGCAACGCTGGATGGCTCAGGAGCGAGAGATAGAGGCTAACAGGACTAAACGATACCGGGACCAGATAAATACAGAACTCAGCCTGGCTAGAGCTAGTGCCGAGCGTCAACGTAACGCCGACTTAGCTACCGCCCGTAAGCGTTCAGATATTGCTAAGACGCAATCGGGTGAGTTATCACTAGCTGAATACTTCAGAAGATACGAAGGTGGTGCTTATGCGGGGGCTTATTAGCGAGGCTACTGTGTTACGATAATCATAAGAATAGGAGTTTAGATGGATTTTAGTGGACGTATTGCATCAGCTAACCGAAACGCAGACGCTAGTTATCAGAAATACAATGCCTACCAACAACAGGCAGATGAGGCGTATGGCAAGTATAACAACGCCTTTGATAAGCGTCAGAGCTTTGGTGACATATACAACGCAGCTAGAGATAGGTATCTCAATACCGATGAGATAAATAAGGCTAGAACCAGCTATCAGCAGGCTAGAGGGGCAGTAGACCAGCTCAACGATACTATCAACCGCATGCCAGATACTATCAGACAGCAGTACGGTGGCAATTTGACCCAAGCTCAGCTATCACGGATTATGCAGTCCAGACAAGGTGACAACGCTAACACCATGAACATGCTCAGTCAGAACTACAACAACACCTTGCAGGATTACATTGATTTAGCTAATCGAGGCATGCAAGAGACGCAGTATGTGGCTGGCAATCAGATGAGTGACCAGGAGAAGACCTTGGATGCTTTGCGTAGCGTATGGTCAACCTTGCTTGGTCAGCGTAACTCTGCTTACCAGATGAACCAGCAGGATAGAGGTTTGCTGGCTAATGAGTATGGTGCTAGAGACAAGTATCAGTTAGCTCAAGACCAGATGGCGTTAGATAGGTGGAAAGCGCAACAGGAGAACTACCGTGCTAAGCTAGCCCATGATGCCCAGATAGAAGCAGCCAGGATAGGTAGCTATCTGCCTCAGCGTCAGCCTAGCAGGAGTAACACCGATAAGCCCCCCAACAACAACACCTACACGCCGAGAAAGCGTCAGCAGCCGATTTATGCCACCAAGGCTAATAATCTTTGGGATGCCATTAAAATGTATGGACCGCTAGCGGCGCTTGGGGGTGGTACGTTTTGGGCGAATAAAGGCATAGAAGACCGCTGGGGCGGTTCATCTGGCGGTAACGGCGGAGGGAGCTGGTAAATATGGATATTCTAGGTAATTTAGGTAAGTTACTCTTTGGTACAGGTCGACAGTATGACCGTGATACGGTCAATAGGCAGATAGACCAAGCTAATGCCCTAAACCAACAGGCTAACGACTATTACGCCAAAAACATCGAGGGTGTCGATTGGAACGGTCTTAGCCCCGAGGAGCAGGCTAGACGTTCAGCAATCATGAACTCTTACAACAACGCCCGAAGCCAAAACAAGAGCGGATTAGATACACTAGGCAAGGCTTACGAGCAAGAAGAGAAAGATTGGCGATACAAGCCGTTTGGTAACGGGATAATTGGCGGTATCGTCAATCCGATGTACCAAGCTGGGACGGCGGCGGTCGATTTGATGGGCAATACCTACAAGCAGAACAATCGTGACCCAGTCTCAGATATTGGAGCCGGGGTCGAGAGCCTTATGAACATTATCCCCGGGGCATCAGGCGTCAAAGCTTTAACCTCAGCAGGCAAGATTAGCCGAGGTGCGCTGGTTAGGAACGCCCTTTCAGGCGCAGCGAGCAGTGTAGCTAATGCCTATCGTGAAGGCGGTCAAAACACAACGCTCAGCGATGCTTTGGGGCGCATACCCATGGGCGCAGCAATGGGCGCAGCTATGCCTATCGGATTTGATAAGTTTGGCAGCCTAAAAAATAAGCTGACAGGCACTGATTGGCGTAAGTATCTGCCTAAGTCTACTATGGGTAAGGTAGCTTTAGGCGGCGGTGCTTTATATGGTGGCAGTAAACTATTACCGTTATTTGGCGGTGGCGGGCAGAACCAATATCAAGACCAGTATCAAGATGATGAAGATGAATATGGAGGAGGCTACTACTAATGTTTAGTAACATTTTAAGTAAGCTATTTAGAAGCTCAGGCGATGATATCGCCCGTGGCGTTGCTAATAGTGCCTCTAGGGGATTAGCAAGTAGCCTAGCTAGAAATTATGGTGATGATTTAGCTAATGTAGCAGTAGCCAGTGCTTCTAGAGGGTTAGGCAAGAGTGCCTTATCTAATCTGGGGCGTGAGATAGCTGATGATACTGCTCAGAGTGTGGTCAAAAAAGGCGGTTTTCTGAACTCAGTGGCTGATTTACTGGAGAAGAGCGGCGAGACGGCAATGAACACAGGTAGAAGCGTCACCAGAGCGGGTATGGCTAAAGTTGCACCCGATGCTAAGCACAACATTGCCGAAGTATTCAGGCGGACAGGTATCTCAGACCCGGGAGCTCAGGCAGAGCTGGGACGGACATTGACGGGTACTGAAGACGCCATTTTGGACAAAGCAATCAACAGCACCAGGTCGGCTACTGACGTACTGGATATGACTCATTTTGACTTACCTACCCGTGAATACGAGGCGGTATTGAACAGCTTTCCGTCTAATTTACGACCGCTAATCGACCACTACACCCCCACGCAGATGGAGAAGCTACTCAAGAGCGAGGGTAGTAGGCTGATGTATACAGCTAACAAGGCTGGTGATAAGACCTTAGGCGGATTGATGATGGATATGGGCGACAAGATTGCTACAGGTATCGATAACGCCGTAGAACAGGTTAGACCGGGGGCTACTCAAGAACTGTACGAGAACTCTATCAATGAGCTCAAAAGGCTAGCCGGTGAGGCTAGATTACAGAACAATACACCTTTCATGAAAGCCTATGATAAGCTAGCTCAGGAACTGGAAGCTACCCCGGCAGCAGAGAGAACTATTGCTAACTTGCGCTCATTTAAGCGTGACTTTGTTAACGGTGAGAAGCTGGAGCGATTGTCTGACCAGGCTCAGGGCGGTGGTGCTTTACTGGGCAACTCAGGCGGCGGTCGTGGTATGGGCGGTATGCCTAAAGGATTGACTAATTTGCTGGATACCCTGGTCGGCACACCGGCTCAAGCGGCGACGGGCAAGCTTGGGTCAACTCTGGTAGGTGCTGCCGATAAGCTTAGGGATGAGGGCGTACAGAAGGCTATCAAGCGAGGCGCAGTCGCAGTGGGCGGTATTGGAGCACTATCCATGCTAGGTGACCAACTGGGCGGTAGACAGGCTAGAGGTAGTAGTATGCCCGGCGGTGGCTCAGAGGCTGACGGAATGGGTTCAGCTATGGGCGGTGTCGCCGGTAACCCAAGAGATGTATCTAACGGGTTAGCCGCTGCTAATTCAGCGAGCAATGATACTATTGCGGGCTATTCTAGAGAAGACTTGGAGAACGCTTACGTCAAGGCACTGATGGATGGTAATACCAAAGCGGGTAAGTCGATAGCCAGTATTATTGACCTGCTGGATAGCAGAACTAAAGCCACAGCTAAAGCCTCGACCGCCAAAAGCAGTGCCGCTGATGCTAAAACGGCAGCTAAACAGAACTCTGCCCGCACTCGGATGAGCAACTTGATGAAACTATACCGACAAGCCGGTGGCGGTCATGGTGTAGGTGGGCACTTAACTAATGCCCTCAATGCTATTACCGCTGATAGTGTCAACCCGGCAGCAGGAGCATACAACTCTCAGCGTCAAGCTTTAGCGGTAGCCTTAGCTAGAGCCAGTGGCGATAGCGGCACATTATCTGACATGGATATCAAGTCATACATGTCAATGGTGCCCGATATCGCCGACAATCCGACTAAAGCTAGGCTTAAGATACAGTCAATCTATAATATGCTGGGGCAATAGAATGCTAAACAGCGTATTATCGAAGCTGTTCTCTGGAGCTGGCAATTTAGCTGATGACGCTGCCCGAAGTATAGGCAAAACAGCCACTAATCACTTGGATGATTTACTGGGTGGCGTTGCTAAGCGAGCGACCAGAGCCGTCAAGAAGGTTGCCGATAACGACCTGGATGACCTACTAAGCAAAGCCGGCAATTACCTCAGTAAACATGCTGATGATAATGCCGGCAAGTTGGCAGATAGCTTAACCGACCGCCTGGGGCTAGCCTTCTCAGAAGGAGACGTGCCCGTTAGTAAGCTGGTGAGGCTGAAAGAGTACCAGCCAAGAACCACCGCCAGTGGAGCGGGTACTACTAAGAGTGTCTTTGAGAAAGGTTACCAGGAGGGGATGGTTGACCAGCCGATTGTAGTGCGTAAGGTGGGCGATGATTTTCAGGTGTTAGGTGGGCACTCTAGAACTATGGGGCTGGAGCAACGAGCTAAGGCGGGGCTAGATAATCCCGAGTCTATCAAGGCTAGGATTTATCAGGATATAACAGATGACGAAGCTAAGCAGATAAGCCGTGGAGCTAACCAGGGAGGTCAATATGAGAGCACGCTGGATATGGCAAAGTCGATTGCCGAGAGTAAACGGTCGGGGTTAGAGCCACAAGTCAAGCGCAACAACATTAAGCGTGGCACTGATTTTGACGATTACAGCTATGCCTGGGACGCTATCGAACACAACCCAAAGATGCAATCTGTAATTAACGAGAATATGGATTTTAGCCCGGATACTCTGATAGCCACCTCACGTAACGCCCGCAATCGAGGCATGAACCAAGACAAGTTTATGAGCGTGGTGGAAGGACTATACAACGCCGACAAGCTATCTAAGAAGAACGTGGATAACGTGGTTAATCTGATGACAGGCAAGCTGAAGAGCCTTAAGATAAAAGACGCTCAATCTACTCTGTTTGGTGGTGATGTAGGGCGAGCTATCGATGCGGTTGACTTGCTATCTGATTTTGAAAACATATCGGGGGATATTAAGTCTAAAATGAATGCTATCAAAAAGGTTCAGGGACTCGACGATATGTCTGACGAGGTGGTAGCCGCCCTCGGTAACCAGACGACTAAGCTGGAGGACAAGCTTAAGAATATCCAAGATGAGATACTCAGTCGATATAATGATAGAGTTGCCAGCTCTGCTAAACAAGCCCCAGCTCCCACCTTTGGTAGTCTGCCACCTCAGATTGACGAAGAGAAGCTGGCTGAAGCCATACCCGTATCAGACAACCAGGCTGGCTTATTTGGCGATTTAGAACCAAAGACAGTCAACAACACAATTAGCAAGCCAAAGCCTCAGAAACGTGCCCGTGCGCAGGCAGATAGCGAGAATGGCACACACCAAGTACCAGTTATGGAGATTAACCAGTACTGGGACAGAGGCAACGTGCCTGTGCACAATTTGACACCCGAACCAGCCGAGATAATCGAGCAGGTACGGCACTACCTGCCCCAAGTTAAGGAAAGCGATATCCAAGAACTGCCTAACCATATGCTTACACGGTCAAAGCCTCAGGTGATTAAGCCAAAGAAAACAGAGGCACTAGCCCTTAAAACAGCTGTAGATAACCTACCTGATGTCGCTCAATTAAAAAAGATGAGCAATCGGGAGCTGCTGGATTTTGTGAAAAACTGGCGCAAGTCTACACCATACAACATTTTGACAATGGGGCTAACTAGAACTATCAATCAAAAGCAAAAAGATAATAACTAAAAACGGTCACAGTTTGGGCGGATATCTGTGGTATATTCACCCTATAAGATAAGTAAGGAGAAGAAATGGTATTTTCTGAACGAATTAAGACAATTACCTACAACGAGATATTGCCGTCGATTGTGGATACAGTCAATCAGAGCAACATCTTTACCGCCAGGGCGTTATCTAACCCTAAACCGTGGCGAGGTACTACTGTCAATCAGCCTATCCAGATTGCTAACTCAACAACTGGTGGCTCATTTGATGGTATGGATGAGTTTGATACCTCAGCCACTAACAACGTGCGCAGCATGACCTGGTACGTCAAGGGTTATGAGCAGAGTATTGTTATCCCGGGTATCGAGCAGTCTGTCAACGAGACCGCCAATAAGGGAGCTGTACGCTTGCTTGGTGCGAAGATGGATGAGGCGGCGAACTCTCTGGCTGATGGTGTCGGCAACCTGTTATATGGTTATGGTAACGGTAAAGACTTTGATGGATTGGGGCTTATCGTCGATGACGGTACTGCCACCTCTTCTTATGCAGGTTTAAGCCGTGCTGAACTGCCGAACATTAACGGTCACGTCACCGCAGCGGCTGCCGGCAAGATGACTCTTGACCTTGTCTCTAAAGCATTTGACGACGCTTCAGCGGCGGGCTCATCACAAGAGTCACCTGACATTGCCTTCACCACCTCTCAGATTTGGAGTCTGTTTGAAAGCTTGTTGCACAAAAACAACAGCTTGCAGGCGCACTATGACGCTACAGCCATTACCGGTTACAACCGCGTGAACGGTAAGACCCCACGTGGTACTAGCGTACCTGCCCAGTCTCTGAAAGGTGCTTGGGGCGTCGACGCTATCAGCTACCGTGGCAAGCCTGTAGTGGCTGATGACAAGTGCCCGAACGGTCGGTTCTACTGGATTAACGAGCACTACCTGGAGTACCGCAATCTAAAGGGTCAAGACCTGAACAACTACAACAACAAGAACAACATAACTGAGGGTACATATTCAGATATCAAAGACCAAGTGCCGTCGTTCTTGCAGATGCGTGACTTCATGCAGCCTATCAATCAGTACGGTAAGATTGGTTGGTTGGTAATGCTTGGTAACCTAATCCACCGACAGCCACGGCGCAACAGCGTGATTACTGGTATCAAGTCGATAGCCTAGGGCGTCCAGCTACAACTAAAAAGCCACCTCTTACGGGGTGGTTTTTTATTGTTCTTGCCACTTGGTCGGTGAGTGCGTATCAGCGTTACGCCAGTGCTGAGGCTTGGTAGCTATACCTTGCCACTTGGTCGGTGAGTGCGTATCAGCGTTACGCCAGTGCTGAGGTGACATTGGGCGTGGTGGGCGTCTTAAAACAGACTTGCCCTTCAGAGACGCCGTAAATACGCCATATATCCGAGATGCGCCCTTTATCGTAGCAGTCGCTTCACCCGCAATGACAGCACTACCAAGCAGTATGAGAGACGGTTGGATGTGTATCTTAGCCCCGCCCTTAATAAACACCTGCTTAACATAAACGCTGATAACCGACTTACCGCTTATCTGCTTAGTTTGATACTTGTTCAGTCTAGCTTTGCCTTTAAGGCTAATATCTTTATTTACGCCTGTGACAATCTTAGACTTGCCGACAATTGATGCGGTGACTGACTTAAGAATATCTGCCTTGCCCTTTATCTGGGTGGACATGTTCTTGTTTATGACCGCCTTACCTCTGATTACATCAATACTAGCCCGCTCTATCCTAGCTGACCCCTGGATGGCAATGGCGTTTTGTGCCCTAGGTGCACTAGCACCGCCCGTGGCGAATGAGTACTGGGTATAGGTTGCGCTTACCTCGCCCGGTCTACCGGTGTAATTGACTAAGCCTATCTCTCCACTATTATCGCCGAACCTGCGTACAGCATCTATCTGCCAGTTGCTAGGTTCAGCCTCGCCGTCACGCCATATCTTAGCGTACTGGCGGTTATTGTCTGACCTAAACCTGACCCAGTAAGGTGTGTTTAGTGACCAGTTATACCAGTAATAAGCTATCCCCTCATTGCGGGTATCGTCATATAGAAATAGCGATAACCGTCCATAACTAGGAATATAGCCTAGTGTCAAGCCTTGTGGTGCTGACCTATTATAGCGGTGCCCTAAAATACCATAGCTACCTACACTCTGGGCGCTAGTCCAGACGATAACACGGGTAAGTGACTCAACAATCGATGCACCAGGCTCATACTGCCGACAGCGGATAAAAACTTGCCCTTTATTGTCCGCCTTAATCCAGATACAGCCATGGTGGTCAGGGGCAAAAGCGATATAGTTGCCCGGATTATGGTCTACTATCCAGTTAGGGTTATCTCTGGGGATATTGCCCGGTGGCTCATTAGAAAAATCAGTAAAATATTCATTCATCTTATTACTATCTTACCAGTAAACAAAAAAGACGCCCCGGGTGAGGTGGGGCGTCTTCACAATATGCATCGTAAGAGTGGGATAAACCAGTCAAAGAACCACTCTCACGACAGGCAATGACCCGCAAGCAGGAAAAGATTAAGAGAAAACCCGCCTGCAGGGAAAGATTGTGGGTGGTGAAAGTACAAAGCATACTAGTAAAATCAACCAAAAACCTAATATGCTACACCACTATAGTATCAAGACAGTTATCCAACTACAAGCTATTTTGTGACGATTGTGCCGTCTAATTTACAATGTCTAAACATGGTGCATCGGGTATGACAATTACGTATGACACATCGTTGTATCTGTAGCCGATAGTGTGGCTTTTGACTACTGGTCTTGAGCCGTCTTCCATCTTCTGCTCCATAGTACGGTAGTAGATAAGTTCGGCAGGCTTGCTGTTAATGTCATAAATAAATTGTTCATCACCTGCTAATTTAAGGGGCATGTTGTTGACATAGAAGATACGGGCTTCCAAATCTAACAAAACAGCTTGGCTATCATCGGTAATATCTCGCAAGACAAAAGCTACCAGCGGTGTACTCTCCCGCTTCTCTTCTACGTCTCTAAAAGCAGACGGATTATGCTCTTTGCTCGGGTCGTGCTTAGAGTAGCGGTCGTCATCTGGCTGAGTAATCCGTGTACCATCGCTAAAGATAGCTTGCCATTTATATCGTTGTCCGTCCGTCATCACTAGTTCTCGTTCCACCTAAAGGCTAATGTTAGTTCAGGTGTATCACCGGGCTGAGCACTACCTGTAGTCTGTAACTGAGTAACCATGTACTGGGTATAGCCAGGTGTTGTTAGTCTGTCTACTACAGCCGTACCTTCCGGTCCTGCCGGTGCAAACTTGACCGGCTCACCGTTATCCAGAGATACGGGATTGCTTAGGTCTTTAGCTCCCGCCAAAGCTCCTCTGGTCGGTGTGGTGTAGGTACTGGTGACTAATCCGACTAGCTTAGTGTTAGGGCTGACTGAGCCACCTGTGTGAGCAAACCTGCCCATGGATAGCTGATTGAAAGTACCTGTAAACTTAATAAAGGTGTACTTTGGGTAGCTATTAGTGCCAGCCAAGATAGTAGCGTTAGCGGGTGACGTTGTAGTATCGTCAACTGACTTCCAGTTGACGTTATTAGTGTTATTGCGGGTAGCACCTTTAGCCGGGCTTCCCGTGGCAGTTCCGTTATCTTCTTGCCATTGTGCGATTGCTGTCATACCTTAAGCTTATCATATAATAGCGTCGCCGTGCGTGCCTGCTTGATAGAGGCGTTCGGATCGACGATTACCACCTTGGCATCCAGCTTACCTAAACTGTTTAGTCCACCAAAACCGATGAATAACTTATCATACATAATCCGATAGAGTAACTCGGCTGACCGCATCTTGTGTTCAGTCATAATAAAATGACCACCGATAAGGGATATGTAAGCATCTCCGTCGGGGTCAAAGTTGACAGTGAGCACGTCGGTGTTGTCTTTGTCGTACAGCTTAAACCAGATAAGATAATGTGAACGTCTGGTGAACTCGTGAGGGTCACCATGTAGATACCAGACTAATCGGTTTAGTGCCTCCTCATGGTTACCGCCCTGCTCAATGGCGTGACCATCTCTGAACAGGGCAGTCCAAACAAAAGGGGCTTTAGGCGTTATTGTCCATCTTGTTCTTTTCATAGTTCTTTGAGCTGATACCCAAGATAGTACCCAGACAGGTAATGACCGCCCCTGCGATGATAGTGACTACTTCAGTACCAGGTAGCCCTAACGCTACAGCAATAGTAGTGTAGCAGGTTAGCAGTGCCGGCAAAATGACCTGTACCGCTAACTTCAATCGGTCATAAGTCTTGTTGTTTAGTTCTAAGTTATTCATAGTTCCTCCTTAATAACATTCTCCATAAATCTCGCCAGTTGATAGATTGCGTCTGGCGATATAGCACCTCCTACCTGAGTTACCTCTGTAGCTAATCCAGCGATAACCGTTGATATCGATATAGCCTTCATAGTTGACCGTCTCACCGGGTGCTAATGTGCCTACGACAGCACCAGCCCCGACAGACGGCTCTCGGCGGATATTCATCGTATCAGTAGCTTTATAAGTGGCGTGTTGTTCTACTAGCGTATGCGCACCCGACGGTTTAGCCTCATCCGGATTGACCTTGCCTAAATCAGGCAGTAGATAAACCCCGCCAAAAATAGAGACATGAGCAAACCAGCCGTGAACGTCAGATACTAGCCATCTATCGTCACCGTCCACCGCCTCGCCATGCACATAGCCCTTCATCTTGACCCAGGTATTAGCAGGGTAGGTAGCCATTATCTCGCCCGTTAGAGACGGCTTGTTGCGCCAGTTACCATTATAGTCATGGTATAGCCACATACCTGGGTTCAGGGCTTGGCTAGCTAATCTAGGTACTGGCACCCTTGACTGCTCCGGCGCGGTGAATGTACCACCGTTTATGATAGCGTTAGCCTTATCTACCACGTATTGCCCCTTCGGTGTGCTCTTAAGCACGCCAGGGCAAGCTGTCGGGAAAAAGTCACTGTGATAGAAGACATTCTCGCCTATCTTCAGCCCGCCCCAGCCCAGATATTTAGCGATATTAGCTACCAGCTCTGCTCCAGTATCTAAAGTCTCTCGGGCGATATCCCAACCTGGTGCGCCAGTAGAGTTGACAAACTCGATACTGATTGAACGCTTGTTCTGCTCCCAGTTACCCACCGCCCAAGCTGTGTTCTGTGGCTCGACATATTGACAGACTTGCCCTGGTGATACACCATAGTGGGCACTGGTAGCTATGCTCCTATTCTGAAAAGTCGCTCCGATACCCGCAAAACTGGTTGTAGCGGCGTGATGCAAGACAATCTTATCTATGGTAGCTCCGTCCCTGCCGATAGTGTGGTTAGGTGATAACCACTTCTGTTCAAAGTACGCCATCTATTCCCCCTTGCCCATAGCTTCCAGCTCCTCGGGGTCTACGGGGATAGCAACCTCTAATTCTCCAGGTCTAATGTCCATTATTTTATTTCCCTCTCCTTGACTACTGTCATGGTCTTAGTTACTTGTGCCTTAAGCTCGTCTAGCTGGCTTTGATAGTGATTAGTGATAGATATCATTATCACTGTCACAAAGCCTGCTCCGACAATCTTAATTAGTGAGTTTTCCAGTACTTGTGATAGTTTCCCGATTAGTGAGTTATCTTTAACGGCTAATCTGGTTTCTATCTGGGTAACTGAGGCTTGTATGTGGTCTAGGCTCTGAGCGTGTTCCCCAAGCTCCTTAGACAGGTCACGCTCAAAGGTGTCTAGACGTCCTCTAAGTTCTCCAATCTGCCGACTAACTTCATCCATACCCTCATTTTAGCAACTACTTGCTATTTTTGGGCGGTCTACCGACAGGCTTCTTGAACTTTATCTCTTCAGGTGCTTCGGGCTCATCCTCGTCAGCAAAACCTAGGGTATCGATATCGTCAGCGATATTCTCACGCATCTGCGCTAAGTCTTCAGTTTTAACCTCGACGGGGGCGGGTTGGTGCTTGTTATCTATCATATCGATTAGCTCTGCTACGTCGACCTTGCCCTTATAAACACGTGGGATAAACTCACGCATAAACTCGGGATTGTTGAACATGATGACCACGTCACCCTCTATCTGTACATAACGCTTGTACATTCGCTCGATAGCTACATAGGCTTCTCCACCCGTCACTGCGGTACTCTCGCCAGGCTTGAGTATCTTCTCGTCCTGTACGCCGTGATAAACACGCTTGCCTGCACCTGATGTCTGCTCCGACTTAGGTTGTTTAGCAGGATTAGCATAAAGCCACCCCATAGAATAGGCAAACGGGTTGGTTAGCTTAACATAATCGCTCGGGTCAAACATACCTCGCAAAATCTCACGCATCGACCGAGATGAGACTACTTCGGTGCCCCTAGTGCTTGAGTCGAGCTCTTGAGCCAGCGTATCTTCTAAGTTGTCGCTCTGGTCTGCATTACTGGTGTTTTCTGCCATATCCCTCCTTTATTCAAAATCATCCAGATAGTAATCTATTATATCGCTCGGCATTGTCCCTGGTGGAAAAGTGTGCCTCTGTTCAGGCATAGCTTTACCCTTTGCTCCACCGTTGATATTAGTTGACTTAGCCTTGCGCATCTTGTCTGTAGCGGTGGTAGTCGGCTTGGGCTTTAGTGCATCGGGGTGTTGAGCCTTGTATAGATAGGCTGCGGTCTCAATAGAGATGTTCTCACCTTGACGATGGTGCTGTTCCCATAAGCCAAGTACGTTGTTTACATAAGCCAGCTCTGCCGACCCCTCATACTCTTTACTGCCACGTTCGCCAGGTATTTTAGGCAAAATACCACTAGCCTGTAGCTTCTCGACGCCCTGTACTATCGTCTGCGCCTCACGTTGCCGTTCCAGCTCTCGATTGTAGTCCTCGACAGCTTTCGCCACCTGAGCGTTGAGTTGCTCCGCCCTATAAACTTGAGCGGGTAGCTCCTTGGAGTAGAATTGCGTCTTTTCCGCCTCATCCGCCCACTCAAAGTCAGGCGGTATCTGTTCATCAGACTTAACCCTAAGAATACCGTCCTTGCCTCTAATAGTCAGATAAGGTAACTGGTTGTAGATATACTTGCCCTCTTCGGTCATCCTTGACCACACGGCGTCAGGTAGCTCTCTTGGTTGACTAAAACGTGGGTCTTCGGGCTGAGGCTGTTCCTGCTTTTTGGTGGCTACCATACCTCGTCGTTCAAGTTCAGCTCGCAACAGCTCGTCACTGATTGACTGAGGCTGTTCCGGCTTTTTCGGGGCTTCTGGTTCTTGTTTTTCCTGAGGCTGTTCGGGCTTGGGTTGCTCGTCTTCTTGTTCGCCTTCGCCCCCTTGCTCGTCCTCCTGCTCTTGGTCGGGTTGCTCTTGGTCAGCCTCATCATTCTGAGACTCTTCCTGGTTAGCTTCAGACTTAGCTTCGTCCTGGTTGGTATCCGATTGCTCCTCGTCCTGAGCCTCTTGCTCTGGCTGTTCTGGCTGATTATCCTGCCCAGCGTCGGGCTGTTCGGATGACTCTTCGTTAGCCAAAGCACTCTCTAAGATATCGGCGATATCGCTCATCTATCTCCTTTCTTATTACAATTTTAGTCTATCTTAAAATGTTGTTTATGTCACTATGCGTTATCTGAGCCATTTTGACCACTGAACAAACTGGATAAGACGCCTGCTCCGCCTAGTCCAAGTACGTATGGATTGACAAGCCGTCGTCCTCTCTTAGCCATGTTACCAAGATAGGATTGAATACCCTCATCAACGTTGTATGGCTGGATATTCTTGACGCCCAGCTTGCCTAGATTATCCATCACCTCACCAGAGACGTCGTCTGGTACTAAAGCTCCGTAGAAGTTACTACCCGGCTCAATCCTTCTGAGTTTAGCCTCAAAGTATGGCACAGGGATATTCTTCAGGGCGGTGCGCAAATCATCAACCTGCGGTCTGACGCTATTGGCTACAGGTAGACGCCCCGCTATCATCTCGGATAGGGCGTATGATGGGTCGTACTGCTTCGGCACCCCGTCATGACCCATCTGTTCAAGAACGTCACTAAAATTGTCAAGGATAGCGTTAAAGGCTGGTTCAGACAGCTCTTTGTCCATCAACCGATTAGCTTGCCCATAGAGGGGCGTCGGTGACTTAAATCGTCTAGTCTGACTAAGTAAGGCGTCTTTGCCATCCAGATACCAACCCGTCCTATTGACAGCACCACCGCTACTTAAAAACCTATCTATATTCTCGGGCGTATATGGCTTAGTTGTCCAGTTACCACTGGCTGTCTGATGCTCAAAGACACGGTTACCAGCAATTTTATCGGCAATGTTTTTGACAAAGTCTTTATAGTCATCTGTATCAACCACGTCAGCAAGTCCAACGTCTGGCTTGTTCTTAAAAGCACGATACAAATCAACCAGCCCCTCCCGTGGGCTATCTAGGTTAATATCGCCAAATCTAACTAGGTTAGAGGCGGATGCCTTCACCCCGTTAGCTTTAAGTAATCTATCTAACGCTTTCTCATCAACTTCAGTCCTGCCCCTTGGCACGGTCGGCGACCAAATGTCTCGGTCGGCAATAACCGCCTTACCTGCCTTAGGCATAAGCTGCTCACGGTTAGCCACCATAACAATATCGCCATAGCTGGGGTTTAACGTGCCACCACCTCTCCCTGGGGCGGTGACAGCCAGTGACGGGTGCATAAAACCACCCATCTCGGTTGCCTGAGCTAGCTTCTCGGGTGATATCTGATGAGTAGCAATCAGGTTACTGGCAGAGTCAAGCCCCTCATCCAAATGGTTCTTTATGCCGTTAGTAGCAATCCTAATAGCATCATCACCGTAATTCTGAGCTACCTTTTCAGCGATATCATCGCCTCTACCCTTGAGTAATCTCTTAAATAAACTGCTTAAGACGCTCATTCTAGCCTCCTAACAATCCACCCAGTGTACTAATGGTATCTTGAGGTATACCTGCGTCTTGGATAGACACAGGGGCTTCTTGGTTGGGTACATTGGGCATATTCTGAATAGGTGGTTGCTCGGGCTGAGCTTGGTCAGGTGGCATCGGTGGTTGGGGTTGTTGTTGAGCCATCATCTCTGGCGGTATTTCAGGTGCTTCAGGGGTAATCGGTATGCTCGGGTCTACCAGCAATCCAGCTTGGTCAGCCTGTTCCAGTCTCACTCGGTTGCCTAGGTCAATCACACAACCTTGGATGTAGTCAAGCAACTTCTTCTGTCGGTCAGGTTTAGCATACAAGAATTGGTCAGTCATCAGCAACTTGCGCATAGCTAAGATATAGCCAGGTTCGATATCTTGACGTGGCTCGGCATTATTACCGCCCATGATAGTGGCAAAGTCGATATAAGCTTCACGGTTGTCCGCCTCAGTCTTAACGTCGCTAACCAAGCTGGTCGGGTCAACCTTAAACTTAACTAAAGCTTCATAACGTTTATCGGCGTCATGTAGCGACAGGTCTTTGAACAAGTTGTACGGGTCAATTAGTCCCATCTTAGCCATCGCCATGGCTACATTCTCTCGTCTCTCACGGTCTACCTTGAGCAATGAGCCATGAGAGATAGAGATAGAGGCAATATCGGGCATAGTGGCTCTGGATAGCTCGGTGTAGACAAACTTACCATCAGTGTCTCTGGTAGCAAACGGGTGTTTTTCGTCATAGTAAACTTTCATCATCTGAACTAGCAACTTAAAGTAGCTGTCCAAACTCATCTCGATAGCTCGTACAATCTCATCCTGCCTACCACTGGCTTGAGACTTAATCATCTGAGCTTCACCTAGAGTATTGACGTTATCGTTGTCGTTACTGCCTCTGAACTGGCTTGGCGCACCTAGGATGTCGTGGATAGCATTCTTGATATCCTGTTTATCGTTTATGACATAGTTAGGCAACAGGTGTGGTTCTATCTCACCATAGGCACTGCTGACAGGCTGTTCAGGTGCTGTCTCCAACAATATCTTCTGGTTAGGGTCACGGGTGATATTCTCTGCCGTCTCCTGCTTGATTGCCCCAGCCTTAAAAACAAGGATAGAGTTAGCCGTATCGGCATTTTCGACAATCTGTCGCCCTCGCTTATTCAAAACGTCTTGTAACGGTATAACCTGCTCCAGCGGGGTAGTCTGGTCAATCAGTGACGAGCCGTCATTGATATAGTTAAAGAAGATATACGGCTTGGTCGGTCTATCTAAGAAGTTATTGACAGCTACACCCTCACCGTCATAGAGGTAATTCGGGTTTTTCATCTTGTCAAAGACGACGTCCTTGTAATACCAGGCAACACATTCCTGCTCGCCATAATCAGCGGTGTCGTCAGTAAACCATATCTCGTTATAAGCTATCATCTCGTTAAATAGCTTTTGACTCCATCGCTCTCTACCCAAAGCTTTGAGCAGTACATCTTTTTTATCAGGGAATTGTTTCACCAGTTCACCCACACTCTTCAGACACACCTCACATATAAACCGTGGCTCTTCACCTAAGAGACAGTTCTTGTCTAAAATCACCCTGGCAGGGTCAACAGCGACAGGCTTGATATCGTTCGACTTTTCATCCCATATCAGCTTAATAATGCCGACTCGCTTCAGATACATATTCTTGACGGCAGACTTTATCTTTTCAGCCAGCTTGTGACGTTCAGTGTGAATATTGATAGCCCGCTCCAAATCTTCAGCCATGACCATTGACTGAGTTTTGTCATTGTCTGGTACTACCTCGCAAGACGGCTCTGAGGCTGTAACGTAAGCCATGATAGCTTGCACGTCGGTAAAGATAATATTCTCCTGATACGGCACTTGATGAGGATAAAGCAACGTCTTGTCTATCTGCTTGCCCAAAAAATATCGTTCATTCTGATTGCGTACGTTCTCCAAGTTGTAGCCGTCCGTATTGTTCCAGTAATCTTTACTGTCATTAATCCAGCGTCTAAAGTTAGAGATGAGCTGTCTATCGTCGATATCAAGCTTTAAGACAGCCTGTTCATCTACGACGTCTGTCTGGTCAGTAATAACGTCTACTGAGGGGTCATGAAAAAGTGGTTGCTGATTATCGTTCATATTATGGCTATCATAGCACGCTATAGCCATTCCACCACTGTCTAAATAGTGCGCCAGTCACGTTTTGGCTGATTAGCCTCTTTGACCAGGCGTTCAATATCCAATCCCACGTCTTTGTACACGTTATGTAGCCCTGCAACAAACGACGGCGTCACCTTCTTAATTATCTGGTTACGATTGACTAACGAGCCTCTCACTCGGTCAGCCGTCAGTAGTGTGTAGAATAAGGCGTCCAAAGCATGGTCAACGTTGTCTTTATCCAACTCCTCGCCACCTGTCTCTTTAGCGTAAACAATGGTCGGTAGCGTTTTTATCAGATAGTTACAGGTGCGGTGAAAAAGTAGTGACGGCTCATTATCTAAAGCGTTAGCAAACATGTTGTGTAATGTGTCAATAGCACTAATTTTCTTGTCTCTCATCATTTTGTCAGCTCGCACGTAGACAGGTCTTATATCAGGTGGTAACAAATCGGTCTGTTCTTTGAACGCTTCAGCAATAGTCTTGTCAGCCCCGCCAGAGTGAGCATAGGCATCGTGCGGCATGGCAAAAACATCGACGGGGTCTTTCTCTTGAATACGGGCAAACTCTTTAGCCCACCATTCTGAACCGTGATGATTGTCGTGCTTTTCTCTAAAGATAAACGCTCGCTCTTTGCCGTCGCCTATTTTGTCAAACATCGCCCAAAGCAGTACACACTCATCGTTGTATCCCCAGTCCATACCGCATATCTTCCATGACGACTTGTATTGTTTTTGAGTTATGCCAAACTCGGCAAACTTATCAAAGACGTGCCTTTCGGTGCTAAAGTCGTCAAAAACAGCACCGAACTGAACGTCCCATGAGCCGTTGCGCCAAGCTTCATATAGCTCTGGATTGGTCTGTTTTAGTCCCTCCAATTGCCTAACATATTCAGGGTCAGCCTTCATCAGAATAGGATTGCTGTCAATGGTGGCTGGTATGTACGCTCGCCATAGCCCAGTCTGCTTGTCAATAACCACCTGCCAGTGAGTTTCATGTTCTTTGCCTTCATAGTCATACCACTTGTAGGTATTATGAACCACGTCGCATAGGTCAGTGTCGGGTGTGACAAAACGCTCTTTGACCCATGCCATACCGACACCACCTGGGTTAGTAGTGCTGAACACCTGAGGGTACAAGTCATGATACTTGCTTCTAGCTGAGCTGATAAGCCTAAGATACATGTCCTCGTATGGTATCTGAGTTAACTCTTCAATATTGATACGGCAATATTCGTGTCCCTGGTATTTCGTGTAACTGTCCTCGTCGTTCAGGTGACCACCGAGCAGTCTGCCCCTATTGTTACCAGTGAATAGCAGAGGCTTGTGAGTTGTCTTAATCCCCAAGAATTGATACGCCTCTTTAGCTCGCCACTCAAAGTCAGTTAAATCGTCAGCATTTCGTCTAATGACTAACTGTTTAGCTCTCTTGTTAGCTAGCCTAACGCCAAGTAGTGCTATTGACAGATCCGTTTTACCACCGCCCCTCGCCCCGCCGTACAAAATCTCACGAAAACGCCTATCACTAGCTACGGCTGAGGCTAGTGTCTGGGGTCCCGGCATCGGCACCCAATAACCCGATGAACGTAGCTTGTTAGCCTTATTGTTTCCCAGTGTTTTCAGACTGCTTGACGTCGCCTTGGTCAATCTGCCGCCCCTTTTCATCAATAAAGTCTTGACCTGATACTGGCAGGATAAAGCCCCTGACGCTAGTCATCTTAGCGTCAATATCGACGTTAATCTTGCCATTTAGGCTGTTTTCGGACTTTTTGCCATAAATAAAATCATAAAGTTTTAGCAATCTGTCACTAGAGACTTTTATCTTCTCACCAGGCGCATTTCTGACAAAAATCTCTTTCAAGACGGCAATATCTAAAACGTCGCCAACCCTAGCGGTGTCATCGAACTCATCGTTGTCTAATCGCCTGAACAAGTCTTTCAGCTGTTCATAGCTAACGTCGTTCAACAATATCTCTAATCGTCCACGTGGCGTGCGCTCTTTTTTCCAAGTGCCATTCATGCGCTTACCGACGCCGATTGCAAAACCACTCTTGCCGTCTGCTCTTTTACCCATAAACTAATTATACCTCATGACGTCAACCTGATGATGTTATTACAATGA